GTGTTCCCGGACGCTCAGACGGACGGCTGGCCTGACATCGAGGGGGACATCTCTTACCGTGAGTTCCTCAAGCGCATGGTCGTCTTGCTGCTTCAGGGGGCGACGAAGAAGACGGTCACCGAAGGTGTGGAGCTTCTGACTTCGGCCACGGTCGAGGTCATCGAGAAGGTCATCGAGGACCGGAAGCTCAAGGGCACTTCGGCCTGGGGCTTTGATGACCAGTTCACCTTCGAGATCAACATCGAGAACGAGCGGACCATCACCGTGGGTGAGACCACGATCACCCTCCCGGACTTCCCGGAAGACCCCATCACCCTCGTCAACAACGTCAGAATTGTCCTGCGTGCCCTCAAGCCTGCCCATACATTGTATGACTTCAGGTTCCTGTTCCGAGAGGCGTTTGGCACTCTATTTACGGATACTTACAGCTTCGACTGGCACAACTACTACTACGAAGATTTTCGGCGCTTTTGCCTCGGGGCCAAGAGAATTGCTGGCGACGAGGGAGAGACCCTGACCGACCGAACGCTGTTCAGCGACCCAACTCGGGATTTCACCTCGGTCAGCGTGGGGGCGCTCTTGACCATCCTGACGGGGCCGAATTCCATCCACGTCGGGGGTATCGAGGGCACTCCAGCCTCCACTGATGAGCAGTATGTGGGCCGCTACAGGGTCACCGAAGTTCTCGCATTCCCGGTCGGGACCGACCCAACCCCCCGTGATTACACAACAAGCCCGACTGGGCTGACTGGGACGGCGACGGTCACGGGTGATGTGGTCGAAGATGCTTTGCAGGACTGGTCCTTGGCTGCCGAGGGCGAAATTCTGACGTTCGCAAGTGGTCCCAACGCCGGGAGATACCGGCTGAAGATGGTGCTGGGGAACGATGGAGGGCCTGTGGGGTTCGCTCCTGGGCCTGGAACGAGGGTTCGGGTTGCCCCCAGTATCCTGCGGTTGAGGCGTCGAATGGCGCAGGCCGCGACGGGCCAAAGCTATGAAGTTGTGGTGGATCGCTTGGGGCGACAGACCCCAAGAGAGGTCGTAGGTGAAGACGCAACGCTCTTTTTCATCCGGTAGTAAGGGTATAGACCTGGCTACATAGAGCTTGCGCGCACAAGGAGGGTCCAATGCCCGCCGTCATTCGTGTATCCCTGAAGACCTTGCCCACGGGGGTCCCTGTCGGTCCCGTGACTGTGGGCGAGAGCCGCAACGACCTTCGCAAGGGCTATGAGGTCACTTGTACCTCTGTTCATACGGAGACCTCCTACAGTTGGACGCTGGCGTTCACTCCCGAGACTTCGGGGCCTCCGGCGGCTTCAGGTGACGACTACCTGCGGATGGACTCGACCGCCAACCTCACCAGCACCACCACGGCGCAGACCAAGTTCCAGGTGGACAACGAGGGGTCGTATCTCATCCGTCTGGTGACGGATGTGGGGCTTGGCACCGAGGACGTACAGTTCCTTCGTCTGCGGGTGAAGACCAGCTTCGCGGAGCTGTTCCTCATCGCGGCAGGTGAGCGCCGAGATGAGAGCGGGACCATCCCGACCGACGTGTCGGCCCAGGGATGGGCTAACGAGCAGAACTCGAACATCCAGCGCCTCATGCTCCTGGTCCGCCGGGCTTCGGTGAGCGGTCGTGTCCTCTACGTGGATGCTAACCGGGGCCGGGACAACACCGACCCGGCTGTGCAGCCCAACGACCCCGAGAACATCATCAGGATGCCGGGGCCGGAGATCGGGCGGTTGGACGAATCGGGGATGCGGATTGCCTGCGAGGGCTTCGCGGACTTCTCCTCGATCAACTCCGCTATCGCCTATGCTGAGGACTGTGAGCTACGGGGTGAGGCGGCGCTTGGGGAGCTGAATCCGTACTTCATCAAGATCGCCGCAGGCTTCTACCAGGAAGACCTGCGTCTGGTTCCGCACGTTCATCTGATGGCGGACGAAGACAGCTTCGTCATCTTCGGGGAACCCGAAGGATTGATGCCTACTGTGGGCATCTTTGGCACCGGCAATCCGGGAGCCGAGCACACCTTCACGTCCACATTGGACGGCGATATCTGTGTCCTCAAGGGCATCATTTTCATGAACCAGAATCCCGCCACGGAGCCTATGTTTAGGCAGACTGGTGGTTACCTGGTATTCGACCATTGCACGGCTGTCCAGGCAGCGGGAACGGGGCCGATTGTTCTTTCGGAGACCAACGTCGTTCCGCCCAGTCCGGTCGGTCCGGCTCTGATCATCTTCGACTCGAACTTTTACATGCAGCTTGGGGACCCTGACCTCTATGCCCTTGTCATGCCGGGTCTTGGGGGAATTTACGCCAGGGACTCCCTCATCGCAGGTGACTCCACCATCCTGTACAACACTGACTTCCAGAATGCGCCCTACGGCGGGGAAATCCGGTTCGAGAACTGCTGGGTCCGTTCCATGACCGAGGATGGGCGTATCCTCCGAGGATACCCCGGCACATTCGTCGCAGAAGACACCTTGTTCGATAATGAGGAGGTCACTGTCAACCCGACCCTGGCATTCGAGCCTGTGGACGGGACTGGTGTGGTCTCTCTGGTGCCTGTGGTCGGTTACCCCGTCGAGCTGTTCCTCAGTAACAGTGAAGTCTCTGGTGATGTCCTTCTCAACACCAATGGCACCTCGAACACCGTCGAGTATCATCCCTCGTCCACCCGCATCCTGGGTGAACTGCTCCTCCCGACGCCGGTCAAGCCCATTGACGACTTCTCCCCGAGAACGAACGCCTACAGCGTGAACTACGTCTCGGACTACACGAACCCCGAAGACCCTCCGGGGCCGGTCATCCCTGTCCTGAAGCAGCTCGGGGTCAACAAGGTCCAGGACGCCATCGACCTCCTGGTCCAGTATGCACTTCCCCTCTCGGGAGCGCCCTACTTCTCGCTGGACTCGGGCTACGACGGCCTGGCTTCGCACAACCCGGTCGTCTACGGAGCCGGAGACGGGCGCGAGATCACGGCGGACGAAGGTGCTGTCCAGATCGTCGGCGCACTGACGCCTGTGGCGTCCTGGCTCTTGGACCAGAAGCTCACTGGCGGCCTCCAGGTCGAGGGCAACGTGGACATCGGCCCCATCGTGGCCGACATCGCGCCCAAGGGTGCGCTGGATGACCTGGGTTCCGAGATCAACATGCGTCCGGGCACCTATGCCGGATTCTCCAGTATCTCTCTGGGCCGTAGTGTCGGGGCGGATGGATTCACCATCAGCGGTCATCGTGGTCTGCCAGGTGGCATCATCTACGGCGGAAACCCCAATGCCGCGAACGATGCGACTTACGGACACGTCCCGTTCAACCTGCATCTGCGGACGCGGAACAACTACAACTCCCTGACAGATGAGCTTGGGCGGGTCGTCCTCGGTGGTGGTGACGCCTATCCTGACTTCGGCTCTGTTGGGGCCGGGGGGACCAAGGGTGGTGGGGTCTATGTCCAGGGCGGCATGTGCTTCCAGCAGTCGGCCCCTGCCGCCGACGAGGCTGGATACATCTTCCTGGCACCTGGTTCAGCTACCCAGAACCCCAGTCTCGGACCCTGGGTTCCGGCCAAGGTTCGGGTCTGTCTCCTGAACGACACTGCTGACTTCGCCTCTCTTGAGGCAGCAGGTGTCTTCACGGGCAATGTGACGGGCATCCTCTACTTGAGTGGCCTCAACGGTATGGAGCAGTTCGCCATCGACGCCGCAGATGACCTGGACGCCGTGGTCAACATCATCAACCAGACGAGCTACCAGTTCGTTGCGGAAAACGATGGTCCGGGCACCCTCAAGATTAGCGGCACCACTCCTGGTCCGAACGGCGATGTCCTGTTCGTCGCCTCTGACCCGGTGGGATTGAACATCGCTCTGGGCGAGCTGCGGACGGGTGCGGCCCCCCCGGCAATCTTCACGCCCGGCAGTTACAGCAAGTACGTGGACATCGCCTGCACCGATACGGATGAGCTGACCGTCTATGGCGACATCCACGCGACGGGCGACATCACGGCGGGTGGGACCTGCTGTGGTGGTGGAGGCGGTGGCCCGACGCTGGATTATCAGATCATCGACTACGGAATCTTTCCCGGACCCTTGCAGGTCAATGCTTCGGCACGGCTGGTCGGGGTTCGGAATCCTGGTGCCCAAATCCCTCCGGCGCGGGTCTTGGTGCTCCCCACCCTCCTTCCGGCTGGTCGAGAATTGACCATCAAGGACGAGTCCTTCTCGATGGGTGTGAATAGCCTTCCCGTGATTGGTTTTGGCGGCGCGACCATCGACGGGGCACCCCTCTACACGATGAATGTCAACGGGATGGCCCTTCGGCTCTACTCCGATGGGTCCAACTGGTTAATCTGCTAGGGGGTCGTAGTTGGGCTGGACTCCTGATACCGACCCGAGCGTCTGCTTCCAGTGGAGCGTCTTCGGCTCTGGTCCGTTCCCACCACCGGGCGAGACGCCCCTCTACGACTGCCCGCCTTACCCCGAAGGCTCGGGCTACGGCGGCGTAGGGTGGTCTATCGGTGGTGGAGGCCCTTCAGGTTCTATCGGTAGCCCCTACGGCCTCTCCTCCTACGGCAGCCGGTTCTTCCCGGCTCCCGACGTGGCTGTGGACGGTGGATACGGCGGTGACCCCTACGGCCTCGGTCCCTATGGCTCCCTCGACCTGACCGCGCCTCGGATGTCTTCGGCCTTGAGTCTCAATGGCTGGGAGATCGAAGTCTTCTTCTCTGAGCCGATGAACCCAGACAATCCGGCACTGGTGGACCCCGCCAGCTACGTTCTCACGCCTCTCATTGGTGGCCCTTCGACCGTTCTCTCGGTCCGCATCGAGGATCTTGGTTCCATCGGAGTCTCCATCGGAGACTACCAGCGGGGCGTCTTGTCGGTCATCCTGACGCACACCGGGACCATGCTGGGTGGCACCTACCGCATCAACTGTCAGGGTCCGACCGACATGGCGGGCAATGCCATTCTCAATGTGCCTATCACTATCTACACCAAGGGTGAAGCCCCACCCTACGTCGTGACCCCGTTCGACGGGGACGAGCTTCTGTTCACATTCACCCAGGCGATGCTGCCCACGGCAGAGGAGCCTCTGGGCAACCTCTACGGCATCGAGGATGTGGAGTCCTACGGCTTCACCTCGGACCCGTTGTACCCTGTCGAGATCACGCCGACGACTGTGACGCACCCCTACGGTGGGGACCCTGCCGTAGTCCACATGGCCGTCAACGGGATGACCTCGCTGGACTACACCTCGAACATCTCTCCCGCGACGGCGTTGGACTACGACGGCTCGGTGTTGCCCAGTGACGACCCCGGCTTCAACGGGGTCGAAATCTACCCGGCGAACGGCACCTCCCAAGTCACCTCGGGCTACCTCTGGATGTCCAAGGTGGCCAACGAGCCTTACGGCTGGGGCTTCTGGGACACCAGTGGGCGTGCAGGTCTCGTTCCAGCAACCATCCAGGTGGACTTCACCTTCAACGCTGAAGCGGCTCAGTATGACCCGCCGCTGTCGTCCTTCCCCAACCCGCAGGTCGGGGTGCTGACCATCCAGAACGGCCCGGCGGGGACGGGCGTCCAGGTGAGCATCACCCTTCAGAAGACGGGTGGCGTGGATCAGATTCGCGCTCAGTGCGGGACCTTTGACGTGACGTTGGCGGTGGCCTGGAGCGTCGGTACGAACACCGTGTCCCTCGTCCACAACCGCAAGGGTGCCATCTACGCCATCCTGTTCAACGGGCTGCCCATCACCTCGGCTCCTGAAGCTCTGTTCGACCAGCCCTCGATGGGCGACCCAGGGGTGAGTTGGTACTTCTACGACGAAGCGTTCAGCATCGCAGGCTTCACCATCAGGAGCCTGACCTACACGGCGACCAAGACCGTCTTTTCGGCGGCTTGGAACTTCTTGCACAACGCCAGTTCTCTCTTCGTCGGTTCGGCAGAACTGACGAGAGACTCCCTCCTGACCCAGCGGGGGCCGTTGGTGAAGGGCTGGGGTGACGCGACTCCCGCCACCAAGCAGGATGTGACTGTCCTGGTCAACGGTGCTTCGGTCGAGATCGAGTCGGTCAACCCCTACATCGGACAGGTCACACTGGCTGTCCCCATTCCTCTTATGCCTCTGGGAGATCCCCAGGCTGACGTGACGGTGGACTACCAGTGGATGAACACCCCCATCATGGAGATGGCGGGACTCAACACGCTGGGCCTCGTCCTCAACAAGTGGAACCGTGCTCGGGGTCACCACGACCCGGCAGCCCACGGTGAGCAGGTTCAGGCATTCCCGGCATTCCTCAAGGGTGCCCCGGACACGGCCCGGTTCCCGATGGGCATCGTTCTGGGTCCGATGGCCCGGCCTCAGCCGCAGCTCATTGGTCACCGCTACATGGGCTTTGAGCGGGGGTACTCGGCGCTGCTGAACACTCCGACGACCCTCCTGCTCAACCAGCCGCCCCATGCAGGCGAGGTAGAGGGCTTTGAGAGGACGCTGGAGGGCTATGCGGTGTCCTACGAGGGCACACAGACCCCCGTGTCCTCCACGCCCGTCTGGGAGCTTCTGGGGAGCGATGACGGCCAGGTCAACATCAACGAGGGAACCTACACGGTCATCGACCTCGACAACGGCCCGTTCGACCCGGACGACCCCCAGGTGGTCGAGTACTACCGGCTCGAAGACCTGACATTCCCGGCCTCGATCAGCGTGGTGACCCGCTTCTACGTCGAGGAGGAGAACCTCGTCCCGGACGGTGTGTTCACCGGAGTCGGCTTCGGCTTCCACAACGACGCCCATCTCTACCTGGTTGGCGCTCTGCTGGTGAACGGCCTTCAGCACATCGGGCTGCTGATGGATGCCCGGTATCTCTCCACGGTCGCGGCCTGGGAGATCAGCAAGACGACGGGGACCATCGAGAACAGCACCACGCTGCGGGTCATCTCATCTGAAGTGCCAACCGACCTTCGGGATGGAGACAGGTTCCAGATCCTTGAAGGCACTCAGACCGGAGTGTACACGGCAGACCACGTTGTCCCTCAGTGTGACGGGACGACGACCATCACCGTCAGCCCGGAGTTCCCGGCGGACCCGAAGCTGTTCGGGAACACGTTCCCCGAGGTCTACTTCGAGACCGTGTGGAGCGGGTCGGCATCGTCTTACCGTCTCACCGTGGACTCGGCGCAGCAGGTGGCCCACCTCGAAGTCTCTGGGGTCACCACGGCAACCCTCCTGACCTTTGATGGGACGCCCTGCACCTTGGAGGACCCGGCCAACACGGGCCTGGAGTTGGTCATCGGAGAGGGTGGGCAGTTCTTCTGGGGGTCGCTGAGCCGCCGGGGAACGAACCAGTCCGTCTGGTCCTTCAGCCGCTACGCTGTGGTGCCCAACCAGATGAACATCAGGGGGCACGCCCTCCGGGTCCTCACCGAGATGGACACGGTGCCCGAGTGTGATACCTACGAGTGGTTCATCACCCAGCCATTCGGCTACTCGAAAGTTGACTCGACGGATGAGATTCTGCTTCTGAAGTCCACTTCGGCTTCTGAAAGTTTGGATTTCACCTTCGGATACGAAAGATTGGAGCCGTTCTTCACTTCGGACGCAAACTTTGACCTCCGGGCGAGATTCAAAGTTGAGTCTGGGGTTTTGGGCGCGGGTGATGCCCAGATCGTCTTGAACGATGGGATGCGTGGGGTGACGTTAGGGACGTTGCTCTACGTGGAGGACCAGCCCGGTACCGAATGGCGGCAGCTTGTCAACCTGCCCAACGTGAGCATCTCCGGCATCCTCGACCCGACCCAGCAGGGCTGGGGGGTCATCTCGGGTTCGGACGGGTCCAGAGCGGTCCACGCCCAAGACCTGGTGGTGAGTCAGGCTACGGGAGAGGCCATCCGGTTCAGGAACTACCTGGACAAGACGGGGCTGCCGTTCTCGGACCAGGGCGGTAGAATCCTCGAAGCTCGACTCGCCGTGGACTCCTGGACGGGAGATGCTAATGGCAACACTGGAATCCGGTTCCACTGCGATGTCGGCGGGGACCATCACCTGGGAGTTCGACTCCGAGGCGGACCCAACGTCGCCGTCCAGCTCATCGACATCAATGACAACGTGGTCCACGAATATCCCTTCGACTGGGACGACGGGCAGTTTCACACCTACCGGGTGGTTGCTCCGCTCAGTGTCGCGTCCCTCTACATCGATGACACGGCGCAGTCACCCCCGAAGAACATCACGGACTTCCCAGGGAATACCGGCCAGAATACGGTCGTCTTTGGCGCGAGCACCCAGATCGCCGGGGTCCCACAAGACCTGGCCAGTGAGACGCGCTGGCGGTCACTGAGCTACTCTCTCCGGCCCACCGACGCCTGCAAGCGCACATTGGGCGTCTGGAAGGGCGGTGATAAGGACCACATCAACTCCTGGGAGATCCCCAGGACTGACTCGTCCAACGCCCTGAACTCGGCCCAGTATGGCCCAGTCATCGAAGAGATGGACTGGCAAGACTTCATGGACCTCCGGGTCCTCCGCACTCCCGACTGGGGCGTGACCGTCTTCCGGCCTGACTTGCCGCTGCCGCCCTACTACAAGCCCGAGACTCCTGGGGTGCCGGGCACAGGGTTCGCTACCTACACGACCGAGCCTTCGGCGGGCTGGATCAACGTCGAGTATCCGCACCTGCCCAGGGTGGTATCGACCTTCGGAGAGTGTCTCTGGGGCGCTCTTGACCCCCGTGCTGTGACCCAGCAGCGGTGGGACTACGTGCGCTACAAGCTGTACAAGCCCATCACGAACGACTACCAGGCCCCGCAGCACATGGTCCTGAACTATTACAATGTCATCACCAGTGGGGAGATGACCAGGGACTCGACCTACGAGACCGTCGTGGTGACGACCCTCGACAACCGTCGGGTCACCCTGAAGCCCACTCACTTGTACGCCGAGAGCATCTGGAAGGTCGTGGACGGCGAGACCATCTACACCTACGAGAACTACACTCTCGGTCCGGACAACCAGACCATCACGCTGGGACAGGACTCCCTCGGCAACAACTACGAGTTCTC